TAAAGAGATTAGATTTATGATGAATTCAAATGGATTTAAAGGAATTCAAATGGATTTAAAGATATTAAATTTATGATGAATTCAAATGGATTTAAAGAGATTAGATTTATGAGAAATTCAAATGGATTTATGATGAATTCAAATTGATTTAAAGAAATTCAAATGGATTTAAAGAGATTAGATTTATGATGAATTCAAATGGATTTAAAGAAATTCAAATTGATTTAAAGAGATTAGATTTATGATGAATTCAAATGGATTTAAAGAAATTCAAATGGATTTAAAGAAATTCAAATGGATTTAAAGAGATTAGATTTATGATGAATTCAAATGGATTTAAAGGAATTCAAATGGATTTAAAGAGATTAGATTTATGAGGAATTCAAATGGATTTAAAGGAATTCAAATGGATTTAAAGAGATTGGATTTATAAAATGATAAAAATTATTTCTATAAGATTTAAAAAATGATTTTATTTATAATTAATATTAATTATAAGAATGTTTATTGATTATAAGCTTTATAATAAGCCTATTGAGAGTTATGAGTTGAATGATGAACTGGATATTCTCCAATTTAAGACATCATCTTATAAATATCAATATCAAGCTGAAGGGGATTGCTGTAGTTGTAGCAAATTTTTCAAATACAAACAAGATTTCTCGTTTGTAATTGGAAAAACCATTAAGAGCGTGAAAGAAATTGACATTCCAGAGGATTTCAAAATAAGTGATGTTGAAAATGATTTTGATGAGTATTACGATGATGATATCGTCGTTCCTTTCTTATTCGAAATGAAATTCAAGGATACTGATGAGACATTTCAATTCGCTATGCTCCATTATTCAAACGGATATTATGCTGGTTGGATGACAGGTTCCATCGTCATTTGATTTTTTATAATTTGAAAGATGCTAATTATCATCATTGGACTTGCTGGAAGTGGTAAAACCTGCTATTTTAATTCAAACGAGGAATTGAGAAATAAATACGAATTTTACGATGATTTCTTAAGAAACTTCTTTGATGGAGAAGTTATGGAAAAAATTAGCGAAAGAAGAGATGTTTGTTTAGCAGACCCGCGATTATGTAATCCTAAGATTTTCAACGATTTTATTAAGGAAATCCTGAAAGTTCTTGATAAAACTCAAATAAAACTTCTATTATTTGAAAATAATCCTGAAAGATGTTTAATAAATGCGAATAAGAGAGTTGGAAAGAATGTTGATAAGATGATTGAGACGTATTCAAAGATTTATGATTTGAATAATTATCAGAAATTTAATCACGAAATTCTTAAAGTTCATTAAGATAATTAATAATTTCATTCGCAATTTCTTCTAAAGATTTTCCTTCAACATCTATTATACAAACATTTTTGTTTTCATTAATTAATTCCTCAACACAATTCTCGTGAAGTTTATGAATATCATCCAAATATTCAAATGTAATATCCATTTCATTTTCACGACCTCTTTTATGAATTCTTTCTAAACATCTTTCAGGAGACGAACGAAGATATATGTAATAATTAGAATTCCAAATAATATCAGTCTTATTATATAATTCATTAATAATTATATTCTCATTAGAAGTAATTAATTCTTTTTCATACATATATTTATTAAACGTGTTTCTTATGAAATTTGGACTTCGTTCCATAATTATCAATGACCTCTCATCTTTTTCTTGTATCCAAGACCTATCTAACCAAACTCTTACCTGAAAATTAAAGAAATTCTTCTTATTTAAATAAATATTATCTAAATATGATTTCCATTTATTAATAGGTTCCAAATCAACATTGATATTAAAATTAGTGTGAAGATAATTAAGAATGGAAGTTTTACCCGCACCAATATTACCATCAATAGTGATAATAGGCATATTTATTTATAATTATTTAAATTATCTTTAATTAAAAACTTTAAACATTTTATTTTTACTAATAATTTCCTTGACATTCTTAGTAGTTATCTTTCCCTTACATTTCTTTAATCTCATCATTAGACATTTGATATAAGTTTCTATCATTAGAACCATCTCATTAATAACTTCCTTTCCAGCTTTTAATTTATAATATTTAAGGAAATCCTTAATTACGACGGTGAAGGGACTAGAAACACGACCTCCACCGATTTGGGCACGTGCTATTCCTGAATTAAAATCAATAGCTAGGAGGTCAGTTTGGTTATTAGTGGGAAGATAACGACCACTATCAGTTCCATAAAATTCAGCTGGCATAGTAATTGAATTACCACCTTTAACGACTTTACAAGCAGATTTATTTATATATGAATGAAGTATTTTCAAATTTTCTTTTGTGATAGTTTTTGAATTATTAATGAAAGCTATTATAGACGCAATAGAAACGACATTGAAGACGATGTTTTCAATACATTCACAAAGACATTTAATAACCGATTGAGAACCAATATTTAATTGATAATCACTTACGAGCTTTTTAACATAAATCGCTAATTTGCTATTATTCATTATCTTTTCTATAAGATAAGAGAGAAAAAAGAATTATGAACCATATCCTTAATGGTCGTATAAATTTATTTGATAAGAATGCTTCAACATCTAAAATAGATAATAATTCTCCAGAATTTTATAATGAGAAAAATATAGCGATTATTAATAGGAATTTCGCAGGTAATTGCGTAAGTGAAATCTTTTTTTCTCAGGAAAATGTGAATATCATTCAAGAAGGTATTATAAATAGTGTTTATAATAATAGTGATGGTGAGTTTCGTATTGGAAAACAGAGTGAAACTGAATTAAAAATTGTTATGAGGTCTATGTATCTTCAATATGCCAAAAATCTTAATTATGATATAAAGGAACAGGTTAAGGAATTGAATACTATGGTTATTCGTTGGTCTGTGGATGAAATTATCAAAAACGTTAAACAATATATTGGATATAAGAAATCAATATCTACATTACCCTTACCATTAGAGCATTCTTTATTGCCATCTCAAAAAGGAACGAAAACACTTGAAATAAAATCATTTATATAATTAGAACTTATATAAATGGGAAATACAAAATCTACGAGTTGTTCTAACAGAACTTCTATAAGTGAAGAAGATTTGAGATTAACTGATTATGATATGACTATTTATGAAACTAGAAAAGAAAAGATATTTAAGGGGACTTTGGCTGTCTGTATTGTTTATGCTAGTTTGGCATTATTATTATTAGTTGGGAGTTATATGTTTCCCAGTTTGAAATATGTGGTTTTTGAAAGTTTTTTGCCTTTCACCATAGTTTTCATAATAGGAACAATATTATTAATAGCATATCTTTTTTATAGTGTTCTTAATTACAAACCAGTGAAGATTAATAAGAATTTTGATTATACGAATATTAGTTGTCCTGATTATTGGACTTTAGAATTTAATAATAATTTTGGTAATTATATAGATAGCAATAGTGTTAATCCAACCCTTTTTAATTATAGATGTGTATTAAATTCAAATATTTTCAGTAAATATGATATTTATAAAACTAATAAAATTGAAAATGTTCAGAATGTAGGTATTACTAGTACTGGTGTAGCGAATGATACTCCTGATACAAATATAAATACGCTTTCTGCTATAGATGATATTGATAGTCCTAATAATAAATATTATTTTGCTGATATTAAACATGATAGTAATATTGCTAAAATAAAAAAAATTATAGGAACAAATGATAGTAATATTTATAATGAATTAGTTACTAGTTCTCTTTTAATGAATAATTATGTTAAAGATAGTTCTGATTCCACAAGTGAAAAAACTGTTTATAAACAATTTGGAAATGCTGATACTAATGATGTAGATAACGAAAAACAGAACCTTTATAATGGTAATGATAAAACTACATATAAAATAGAACCTGTTAAAATTAATAATGAAAGTGGAGTCACTAATACAATTGGAACTATTCATATTAAAAAATTATCATCAATACCATCAGATTCGACATATTTAGATAATATTACTACTGATGGTAATACAGCAGTACCTAAAATTCCTCTTGTATGTAATAGAGTTTATCCATTATTATTGGCGACAAAAGATAAAGAAATAAGTAAAAATTCTTCGGGAAGATATGATGAAAATATTTTAAGATGTGCTTATTCGAAATTATGTGGAGTTCCTTGGAGTGATATGAATTGTGATAAATATGGAGATTAATTTCTATTTAAAGGTTTTTGGATTAAATTTAAATAAATGAGTAAATTTATACGAGGAGACTTATTAATATTCACGAAAAGAGGTCTTGTAAGATTAGATATGATTACGAAAGAAGATTTAATAATGACGGTTGATAAGGAAGGTAATTATCATTATGAGGAGATTGAGGAATTAACGAAGATATTTAAGAAGAATTATAAATTAAATAAGTTAAAGATTGGTAATTATTATGATAATTATTTTATAAATGATAATGTTAATATTAGAGTAGTTCAAAATATTCCTAATGAGATTAGTTCGAAAGATATTCCTAAATATTTGGATGATAATAGGAATAGATGTTTAATTAAGAGTTCAATGGGAGATATAAGTGATTTTGATTATATTGGATTTCCATTAAATCTTTCAATGAATAATTCAAGTGAATTTAAGAATGATAATAATGATTTTTATAGATTTCAAGGATTAATTTTAACAAATGATTTGAGATTTAATAATGAATATGATAAGAATACGATTGATTTCCTTGAGAATTATATGAAAGTTAATAATATTTCATATGAAATTAGGAAAGATAAGGATAATAGATATTCGGTTTTTGAAATTAATTATCAAACGAGACTAGATATGAATGACATCTTTTTAATGAATAAGGATGAATTAATGGAATTTCTAAATGGAATTATAGAAAATTCAAATGAATTTGATGTGAATAATAATGATATTTATAAGATTATTAAATTCACTTGTATTTTATTAGGAAGTGCCTTCACATCTTATTTCAAAGAAGGGAAGATACATATCAAAATCCTAAAAGAAGATAAAAATAATTATATTTATGATAATATGATTTGGAATAAGATTAAGTCGGTTAAGAAGGTTGATTATAATGGAAATTTGTATTCACTAAAATTCAAATCAAATAATCCATTTTTAAGTGAGATGGGAGTTATTTCATAACGGCTTTAATAGTATTATGACATTTATAATTTTTTAATGAAAAATCTTCATAAGTAAGTTCTTCAATCCATTTCATTTTTTCTTCTATTGATGAATTAATATCAATATCTTTAATAATTTCTAATGACGGACTTTCAAAAATTTCACCTTCATTTCCTAATTGTTCCTTAACGGCTTCTAAATGTTCTTCATATAAATGACAATCGCAAATACTCACACAAATTTCTTTGACCTTCATTCCCATAACTTTTCCAATAATCATCGCTAATAAGGCTGTAGAAGCGATATTAAATGGAACTCCTAAAAAGAGGTCAGCGGACCTCATATACATCATACAACTGAGATTTTGATTATCAATTTTATAAAAGTTATATAAGAGATGACAAGGAGGAAGTGCTTGTTCTTTTAAATCACAGGGGTTCCAAGCGGAAATGAGAGCTCTTCTGCTATTATTAAGTGATAATTCTTGAAGGAGATATTTGATTTGGTCGAAATGACCGTTAAAAGAACGCCATTGATATCCATAGATTTTTCCTAAATCTCCTTCTTGATTGTTGATAAGACCAACGGAATTTAAAAATTCTCTTGAAGAATTTCCTTTCCAAATATTAATATTTTTATTTTCTAGTTCTTTGGAATTGGTTGAACCTTTTAAAAACCAAAGAAGTTCTTCAACAATTCCACGGAAAAAAACGCGTTTAGTAGTTAAAAGAGGAAATGTTTCACCACCATTTAAATCAAATTTTAGGATAGAACCGAAAGAAGAATATGTGAAACCATTCCTATTTTCTCTACGTATTCCATTATTATTAACTTCTTTTAATAATTCCAAATAACCTTTTTCATTTCTTTCCATATTATTTAAATAAAAATAATTAATTTATCTTTATATTTAGGATAAGTATTCATAAGTATTCATAAGTATTCATTTGTATTCATTAGTATTCATAAGTATTCATAAGTATTCATTAGTATTCATAAATAGTTTGGGACAAATTTTGTTTTTATAATTTACGGCAGATTAACTTTATGAAAATATAATAATAAAGTTAATTTGCCACATATTACGAAATCTAAAATCGTCCCAAACTATTCATAAGTATCCATTAGTATTCGTAAGTATTCATAAGTATTCATAAGTATTCATAAGTATTCATTAGTATTCATAAGTATTCATAAGTATTCATAAGTATTTATTAATATTCATAAGTATTTATTAGTATTCATTAGTATTCATAAGTATTCATAAGTATTTATTAGTATTCATTAGTATTCATAAGTATTCATTAGTATTCATAAGTATTCATAAGTATTCATAAGTATTCATAAGTATTTATTAATATTCATAAGTATTTATTAGTATTCATTAGTATTCATAAGTATTCATAAGTATTTATTAGTATTCATTAGTATTCATAAGTATTCATTAGTATTCATAAGTATTCATTAGTATTCATTAGTATTCATAAGTATTTGCCACATATTACAAAATCTAAAATCATCATAATAAAAATTGATTTATATAAATAATAATTTAATAAATATTAGTAATGATTATTTCTAAACCATTGATTAAATGGGTCGGTGGTAAATCTCAAATAATTAAACAAATATTAGATGAATTTCCAAAAGAGATTGATAATTATCACGAGATATTTTTAGGAGGTGGAAGTGTGTTATTTGGTCTTCTTAATTATCAAAAAGATGAATTAATTAAAATTAATGGAAAAATATTCGCATATGATAATAATATTGCTCTTATTTATCTATATAAGAATATTCAAACAAATCATTTAGAATTATATGAATATCTAATTAAAATAATTGAAGAATTTAATAAAGAAAATGATAAAGAAAGTTATTATTATTTTATAAGAGATAAATATAATTCTTTGGATATTGATAAGATTAAATCTATAGAAGGTTCATCATTATTTCTATTCTTAAATAAAACTTGTTTTAGAGGATTATTTAGAGAAAGTAGGAATGGTTTCAATGTTCCTTATGGTAATTATAAAAATCCGGAAATAATTAATAAAAATCATTTAGAAGAAATTCACAAACTAATTAAGGAAGTTGAATTTATTCATCAAGATTTTATGATATCATTATCAAAAACATTTAATAAAAATGATTTCATTTATTTAGACCCTCCTTATTATCCTGAAAATTCAAAATCATTTGTTAAATATAATAAAGATGGATTTGATTTAAATTCTCATATAAATTTATTCAAAATTATTAATGAATTAAATAGAAATCATTTAAAGATATTGATGAATAATAGTGATGTTCCAATAATTCACGAATATTTCAAAAGAGAAGATTTTAGAATAATTACGATTGTATGTAAAAGACGGATAAATTCTAAAAATCCTCAATCGACTACAAATGAACTGATAATTAAAAATTGATTTATTTCTTTTTGGAAGTTTCATACGAATATGGAATTAACTAATAAAGGAACTGGAGCTGGTGGAAAGAATACGAATTATTATGGAAAACAGTTTGAGGAAAAGACTTCAAGTGAAAATTTCCTGATAAATAATGGATTTATAAGAAAAGAATATCCTAGTTCAACCACTAAATATAATTATTATTTACATAAAATTTACGAAGATAAACAAGTGTTCTTTATGCTTCAAAACGGATTAAAGAAGTTTGCTAAAAATAGATATAATTTGGATTTATTTAGATGTCCGGATGAAGCTTATATCATCGAATTTAATGATGGTAGAAAAGTCGTTAATATAATTGAAAAGAAGGAACAAAATAGAGAAGGTTCAGTGGAAACAAAGATGTGGAGCTGTCCTTCATTGAAAAGAGAATATGAATTGATATTTGGAGTAGAATTTTCAATAGAATATTCATTATGTATTAACGAATTTCTTGAAAATAAAATAAAATCTAATGAAACTAAATATAAAATCCTTAAAATTATCCTCCAAGAAAATAGAATAAATGTCTTATTTGGAGACAACGAAAACTATCTAGAAACCTTGAGAAACTACTTAAGGATTTGATGAATATCCATTATTATTATTCAAATTTTATTTTTCTTAAAGATATTCATTATTTCTTTATAAATTCCTAAAAGATATCTATTAATATTTTTGTAAGTTTCATAAAAGATATTTATTAATTATTTCTTTATAAATTCCTAAAAGATTACTTACTAATTATTTTGTAAGTTTCATAAAAAAAAGATTATTCAATTAATTATTTCTTTATAATTCCTAAAAGATATTTATTAATATTTCTTATAAATTTCTAAAACATTTATTAATTATTTTATAAATTCTTAAAAGATATTCATTAATTATTTCTTTATAATTTCTAAAAGATATCTATTCATATTTGTTTATAATTCCTAAAAGATATTCAATTAATATTTCTTTATAATTCCTAAAGATATCTATTCATATTTGTTTATAATTTCTAAAAGATATCTATTCATATTTGTTTATAATTCCTAAAAGATATCTATTCATATTTCTTTATAATTCCTAAAGATATTCATTAATTATTTCTTTATAATTCCTAAAAGATTACTTACTAATTATTTCTTATAAATTCCTAAAAGATATTCAATTAATATTTCTTTATAATTCCTAAAAGATATTCATTAATTATTTCTTATAAATTCATAAAAAGATTTATTAATTATTTTTTTTTAATTTCCTAAAAAGATATTCAATTAATATTTCTTTATAAATTCCTAAAAGATATTCATTAATTATTTCTTTATAATTCCTAAAAGATATTATTTCTTGACTTAAGGATTTGACACATATCCATTATTATTATTCAAAAAATTTATTCAAATATGGGTTGATATTTCTTAAATTTCTCATTAAATTTACATTTGAATTTCATAGTGAATGTCAAATTCTTATCCTTAAATAATTCCCTCAAACGAATACTATCTTTTAATGTAGGCACTAATGCTATTCCTACCATCTTAGACGTTAATATATTGAAATTATCATATAACTTATAAATATCCGCATCATCCGTTTTAGACATCCATAATTCCTCCAATTTCATATCATCACTTATAATTACCGGCTGGACGTTTGAAGTTATTATGAAATTTGACGTGATTTGATTTTCCGGATTTTGATTTAATGACTTGAATTCCGTAATATCCTTCACCTTCTTCTTCACATCCACTATTACCTTCTCATCAAAATTATATAACTTAGGCTTATGCTTTAGATAATAAGAATAGAAATAAATTCCTCGACAAGTATAATTCAAATCCTTCGATATCTCCATCAATTCATTAAAAGACTTCTTCGATAAATAATAATAACTCTTCACCTGATACGAACAAATATCACACACCTTATCAGGCGTATATTTATCATTAAGTAAATTATAAATAATCTTTAACCTCTCCAATAAAATCATACTATCCAACTTCTTACCCTCATAAGCTATTATATCATTAATTATAAATATCCATTTATTTTCCTTCGTCTTTACCATTTCACCTTCCAAAAGGGTATTCAAAAATAAAGATGGCGCAAATAATCCCCTCGCCAATATTATTCGTGGCTTCTCATATCCAGTATGTATCTTCATATCTATAAAATAAATTATATCTATGTCATTAAACTTCGTCATATATATATAATAACGATTTCCATTCGTCCTTAATGATATCATATGAGGTATCTTCGATAAATGATGAATATTCGTATCATCCAATTTGAAATAATGCTTTTGAATTATTCGTATCCCATACAAATCATAAATCTCATTTAATATCTGGTCTTTGATAATATTACATTTGATATTCCAAGCTACTCTATCCCCAAATGAAATAATACCCGTCTGCATTTTATTTATCTAAACTTATATAAATATTTATATCATTTTTTATTTATGAATTTATTATCAGTTTTCTTCTCAACCTCCTCAAATTCATCAAATCCAATTCCCGTCAAAAATCGCACAATACTCGGTATATCTACTCTCTGGATTTTAACCATCCTCTCTCACAATCTCCTCAAAAATAAATTATTATCCATAAATATCATCATCATCTCCATTATCTCACCTATCTTCTGGTATTCATATAAAATTAACTCAATTCCTCACAAACTCGATAAATTCTTCGTCTGGACACTCATTCCTATTCTCCTACCACAAACCATCAAATCTAATCATCTATGGCTTTATATCACTAATATCAATTTTATGATTATCTGCTTTTGTATGAGCGAAATCTCTATTATCTATAAGAAATATAAATATCAATTAATTAGTCATCTCGCTTTTAGACATCTCTTCTTCGCTTGGTGCTTCTTCTTAACTATGGATTTCGAACTCGATTATATCTATTTCATTATCATCAGTATTTCACATACTATCCATAATATTTATATGTATAAAAAAGATTTTAAATTAAACCTCTTCAATTATCTCTATTTTATTCATCAAACATTATCAATAATAGCATTACACGATTATTCGTATTATTATTTAAAAAATGATTATTTACTTAAGAATAAGGAGTTATTAATCGAATGAGTAGTTTTTACGCTGTAGCTATAGGTCATAAATCAGGTGTTTATATCAATTGGGACGAATGTAAGAAAAATATTGATGGCTTCGATAATCCCATTTATAAGAAATTTGGAACTATCGAAGAAGCTACAGAATTCATCGACGATTTTAAAAATAATTTATATGTTTATACTGATGGAGCTTGTATTAATAATGGTAGTGATAATGCTAAAGCAGGAATAGGCGTCTATTTTGGAAAAGACCATCCTAATAATATCTCAAAAGAATTAAGTAATGATAATGGAAAAATTAAATTGACTAATAATATTGCTGAACTAGTAGCCATAATTGAAGCCATCAATATCATCAAAACCTCATCAAAACCTAATAAAATCATCATCACGGATTCTGAATATGCTATTAAATGTGCTACTACTTATGGAAATAAGTTGGAAAAAAAAGGATGGAAATTAAAAGATAAAGATGTTCCTAATCTCGATTTAGTTAAAAAGGTTTATGAATTAACTAATAAATATGAAATTCAATTTAAACATATTCTCGCTCATACTGGAAATAAAGATAGACATTCAATTGGAAATTATTATGCGGATTTATTGGCGAATAAAGCAATCAATTCCAATCCAATACCTAAAAAACCTTCTAATCCTCGAGTTTATCTAAAAGTTCCATATGCCAAAAAGGATGAAGCGAAGGCTAAAGGAGCTCGTTGGGATGCTGATAAGAAATCTTGGTATATCTTCGAAGATAATCCTAATAAATCTTATCTAATATCTACTTTTCAATAATTTCCATAACGTCTTCCTTCTCCATCATTTCAATCTCCTTCTTTTTTCCCTTAGGATAGTATGGCTTGATGTAATAAGCGTGGAACATTCCTAAAGACAAAAATGGCATCTATCTTTTAAATATATTTAATTATCAGTCGTCAATAGACCAACGAATTTCCTCAAGCCTTTCAACTTCACCCAATATCTCATCAACATCGTCCAATTGACATTTTCCATAGAACCAACGCTCGAAATTCTCAGTTTCATACTCGTCGAATTCGAAATCAGCGTCGTAGTTAAAGTCTTCGTCCATCGTTGAAGGATAAACCTTTTTCATAACTATTAAAATCATTTTAATTTTATTTTTTTATCATTTTAATATAAATGTATTTTTCCTATCCTAATGATTTAAGTTCTTACGGGGATACAAGTAGGATTATAGTTATTGGAGATATTCACGGAGATATTAAAAGATTTAAAAATATTCTTATGGATGCTAAAATTATTAATAATAATCTTGAATGGATTGCCGAACCTTCTAATACCATTGTAGTTCAATTAGGAGACCAAATAGATAGTCTTAATAGAAATAGTAATGAAAATTGGGAAGTCTTAAGTGATTTCGAAATGATTTATTTCACAGAACATTTAAATGATTTGGCTAAAATTAAAGGAGGTGCTGTAATATCCTTAATAGGTAATCACGAGTTAATGAATATCATAGGTGATTTTTCTTATGTATCACCTATGAATAGAAATGAACTTCGTTTGGATTTATTTAAATCTAAAACAGGTTCTATTGGATTAATATTAGCTAAACGACCCTTGATTTTTAAAATTAATGAATTATTGTTTTGCCACGCTAAATTCGAATTATCTCATTTGGAAATCCTTAAGAAAAATAAAAAAGATATCTTTTATTTGAATTATATATGGAGGAATTATTTGGAAAATGGAATTGTAGCTATCGAAGATAAAGAAATATTTGATAAAATCATTTTGGGAAATAATGGAATTCTTTGGAATAGAAATGAAAATAATAAAGATGAAACTTCTTTCTTATTTAATCAATTAGGACTGAAATTTATGTTTCTAGGTCATACCGCATTTGAACGAATAATGGTTAATGACAATCAAATTATTTATTGTGATACAGGAATTTCAAGAGCATTTGGAACACATAAATATCAATATATAGATATAATTCATAAATATATAAATATAAAAACAATTGAAGACTAATTGATTTCTTAAGTTGATTTAATGGAAATCTTACCAGATTTATCAATAGAAGCTTGATAATTATAATATTTTTCTTTTTTTCCAATCATTCTTTTTAATGAAAATTTAACTGATTTTTTCCCTTTAAGAACTTTTTTCGCAACCATTTTAGCAGCTTCTCTAGCCGACTTCGCTTGAACCCTCTTTAACGAAATTTTAACACTAGAACTACATAAATAATATGTTAAATTTCCTTGTTTATTATTATATCCACCAAACACATTAGGATCATTAACTATTCCATCGATAGCAGGTAATATAGTGGCTTTATTATTTTTATCGAATTTTGTAGGAGTACCACTATCAATAGTTATTTCTTTAGTATTTTTATCAAAAGTTATTTCTATTTTAGGAGGATAAGTAGCACCAATATCAGTATTTATATTTTTACGTTTTTTGAGAAATTCTTCCAAAATTAGTGCTTCATTATCTTTAAGTTCATTATTTCCACTATCATAAACAACTTCTGCTTCTAATATTTTTCTTAAAAATTCAAGCCATATAACTTTTAATGATATGTGATTATTGGTTTGTAAGTTAATAACACCAATAACTTCACCTTTTTTTTGATCATCTAAAGCTTGTCCTTGTGCTGTTCCTGTTCCTGTTCCTTGAGGAACTACAGCATCATAAGCATCATAAGCATCATCCAATTTGGCGATATTATCAGGAGCAATATTATGTGTATTATATTTAAGAGTATTATTAGCAACATCATTAGCAATAGCCGTTGCTATCCTTCCTGTCGGTTGTGCTGCTGCTTGTCCTGATGGTAGTTGTCCTGATGGTGATGCTACTGGTGATGCTACTGGTGCTACTTGTGCTGCTGCTTGTGCTGCTGCTAGTGCTTGTATATCATTATCTAGTTTATCTAGTTTATCTTGTGTTATTGGTTTTGGTAAATGTTTATTAATTGCATCTGTATAAAATTCATTAAAACTTTTTGGAGTGCATTTTTTAATAATTAAATTGTTATCAAAAAAATTTTTAACACTTTCTTTAAAAGCTTTATTAACAGCATCATCTTGATTATTTTTAAATAAATTATCATATTTTTGTCGTATATCTGTATCACTTATTAACTTATTAAAATTATTTGTTGTTTCCATTTGTTGTTTAATATCTGATGGTTGTAATATTTTTTCCTCTTCTAATCCGTTATAAATTAATAAATAAGCAAAAACTTTCATTGAAAAAGTCATAAATGGAAAATTTTTAAATAAATCTTTTAGAGTTTTAATTAACTCATTATCATTGTTATATACTGAAGATAATATTAAATAACATTCATATAATTTATAATCACATTTATCATTTATACCTGGCAAATTTTTAGCACATTTATTATATAAATCACTTTTACCTTCTATTTTTGCCTCTTTAATTATTCTTGCTATTAAATAAACTTTTAATTTATTATCAGTAAGGGTTTTAATATGTTTCAATGCGCTTATTAAATCAGGATTATTTGTTAAATGATCATCTGTTATATTATCAGCTAAAGTATTACATTCAGTATTAGTACTCATTGTAATTTAATTAATCTTTATCTATATATATTAATTATTTTTTTCATAGAGACATTTGGAATGAATATTAGCATATGGAAGAGTTTTCATTTGTTCGCGTGGGGATGGATTAAAACCTATTTGATTATTATTAATAACATCATTTTTAATTTCAGTTTCTTTAAATAAATTAGCATAATCTCCATCTTTTAAATTATTGGAATACATTAATTCATTTTCATAACCATCATTATATTGACATCCATTAATGATATCAATATCATCATTAAAATCATTATTAAAATCATTAGGAATATCTTTTTTAACGAATTTAACTTCTTTATTAGTATTATTATCCTCTTTTTTAATAATTACAAAATAAATTAGTAATAAAATTAGAATAAATATTAAAAAGAAAACTATTATATCCATATCTATAATTATTAAGGGTTTTAATTTATTCTATTCCAAACCTCATATAATTCATAACTAATAACTCTTCTAAAACAATTATTAATTAAATTATGTTTAATATATAAATAATGATAAATATCATAGAAATCATTATAAATTATGACTAAATTTATATTATTTAATAATTTAGGATATTTATATAAAAATACCGCGAAAATAACGGCATCATTACTTATAATAATAGTATCAAAATTAATTCCATATTTATTTATCAAACATTCATAACCATTATCAATAAATAATTCACTATATTTTTCAATATGAAAATTTACATTTTCTTTATTTACATTTTCTTCTTCATCAGTTTCTAATAAAACTAAATTAGAACTTTCTTTTAATATCTTTGCTATCAAATAAGAACTTCTTCTTCCTATTTCTAAAACCTTTTCATCTCCCTTGAGATTATTAATCAAAAAATCTTCATATGTCATTTATATAAAAATAATGGAAATCTTTTTAAATCTTTATGATTTCTTCCAAACTTCAAAGAAATTATCTATACAAGGTTGAGTATTTTTCCAATTTTCATCAGCATAATGGACGTCTTCTTTATAAGTTCGTATAAATCCATTTTCAATTAATTTATTTTTAACATAATTATAATCATTAAGAGATTTATAATCATTTTCCATAATAATTAATTTTACGTTATTTAGAATATATGGGTAATCCATAAGAATATAATAAAAAGCTCCTTCACAATCTAAAACTAATGTATCAAATATAATTCCATATTTAACTAATAATTCTTCATAAGTAATTGTCGAAACCCATTTATAACCAGTTTCCAGAACTTCACTTGGTTTTGTATCTAAATCCTTTTGAATTAATCTTCTTTTAGATAATGCACTGGGTTCTATATTAAAATTAAGTAAATTTCTATTTTTATTTGCTTTTAACATTGGAATAAAATCATCATTACTTTCTAAAACAACTAAATTAGAACTATCTTTTAAAATAGTAGCAATTACACAAGAATTTCTTCCGTAATTTCCTCCAATTTCCAAAACCTTTTCATCTCCATTTAAGTTATTAACAACCATTTTTTGTTCAGGTAATTCTTCAGTTAATTTTCCATAAACTAAATTAATTTTTGAATGTATATCTTCAATCGTTCTCATTTTCTAAATAATTAAAATCATCATTAATAAATAAATCTTTAATATTAACAATCTTTTTAACGGGTTCTTCATCTTCTTCTTGATAATTATCATTAACGAACAAATTATCCATATAATTCTTAATAATATATCCATTACTTTTATAATATTTAAGTCTTCTAAATCCTTTAGACTTAACAACGGATAATTCATCAAAGATGTCAATACATAATGGAGTATATTTCCTATTTTCCTTTTTTTCTCTCAAAATTCTTCCTACTGATTGTTGAATATCTCCAATAGGACTTGCCAGAATTAAGGTATTGAGTGTTGGAATATTTAAACCTTCGCTACTCATTTGATAAGTTGCTAGAATTATCTGTTTCGTAGCTGAAATATCCAAATCAGTCATTTTCATTCCACCCACATAATAACCAAAATCATTCATATCATTAAGTTTCAAAAGTTCCTCGATATCTTTCAATTGATTTTTCCGTTCAGACAAGATTAGAACTTTTCGGTCTTTATCCGTTTTTAAAATATCTTTTAAAATATCAATAATTAAATTTGTTCTCGGTTTATAATTACAAATATTATTAATTGACGCGATTGTATTTGGTTGTCCATTATATAACGTCTTAATCGCTGAATATTCACTGGAAGATGCGAAATACTTGTGAATTTGAACTATCATTTCACTTGAATTCTTATCAATCTTATGATTATAAACGGATTTTCCTAAATACCATTCGAAAACTTTACGTAATCCATCTTTCCTATTTAAAGTCGCTGATAATCCTAAAGAAATACGAATATTAGTTTTCCTAAAAGCCCTTGAAAAAACCTCACTGGCTATATGATGACATTCATCTACTATCACAAGACCAAAGTCTTTAAATAAAGATGTTTCATAATCTCTCATAGCTAAGGATTGTAGAGTAGCTATGACAATATCTTTTCCCTCAACATCAATTTTATTTCCTTGAATGCGTCCAATTTTACAAGAAGGGACAAATTCTTTAACACTATTGATAAATTGTTCGTTTAAGAAATCTTTGTGAGAGATGAATAAGGTTTTTTTCTTAAAATAGCAGGCGATATAGATAGCCATAATGGTTTTGCCAAAACCACAAGGAACACTAATAATTCCACCCAATTTCTCTGGATTTTCAGCTGATTTAATGAAATTCTCAATAGGTATTTTCTGGACGTCTCTTAAACTTCCTTTAAATATCAAATTAGGACAATCAAGACCACTATTAAGATTATCAAATTTAGCTTTTCCAAATTTCTCTAAACCATAACATTTAGGAAGATAAATCTTATTATCGCTTTCGAGATAGAGAGGATATTCCTTTTTTTCGTCTTTAGATGTTATTGGAGACATAATTATAGGAGATACATTCAATTCCTTCTTAATATCCTTAATAATATTCTTATTATTTTCATTTTTAAGAATAGCATAACCTCTTTGGGATAAATAAGTTTCCATTTCTCAAATAATTATAAAACTTTAATTTTATATGTATTTAATAAGATGGAACTTGTTTTAATTGGAATTCGTTTTTGTCTTTTGTTAATACTTGCGTTAGTTGTGATATATGATTATGAGCTTCCTGTGATTTTAAATACGAAGACTAATCAATTAATTGTTGCCATATTAATAATATTCACGATTATAGTTATAGACGAAATTATTGGATTTTTATTGGGAATAATTTTCTTGGTAATTTATTTCAAATATTATCAAAAGTTATTTGAGAAAAAAGGAGTGGAAAATAACGAACTTAAACAACCCTTCATAATCAAGGATAGTTTTTCAACTGACGTTAAGCCTGAACCAAATACAAGAATGCCTCGTATTGAAAATGATTATGTTAAAATGGATGTTAAAGAAGGTTGTGTAGAAATGCCTTATATCTCAACGGAACTTCTTGATAAAGCTCAAAATAATATATATGATATTAATAATTATTATCAAGAGATTAAGATAACTCCTGAAGCATATGGAATACAAGGTCTAAATGCTGATATGGTTCATTATCAAGCATTTGATAAAAAAGACTTATTCACGAATTATAAATAATTCTAACTATACGAATTATAAATAATTCTAACTTAAATCATTTTGTAAAACATCATTAGATAAATACTTATAAATACGAGTATAAGTTTTATATAAATTTCATAAGAATTGAATATGGATAGGAGGGGTTCGGGGAGTTTGTCTATGATTGAATTAAAGATGATTGGGATGAAAAAGAATGCGATAATTACGATTATTATTAGAGATTTTTTAAAATATTCTTCATTATAATATGAATTTTTATTTTTATTAAGTTTTTGAGAATTCACTGAATTATTAATTACATATTGATTAGGCATTGGATATGATGACGGAGCCATTTGAGGAACGCTTTGAGGAACGTTATGAGGAACGTTATGAGGAACGCTTTGAGGAACCGATTGATTATCTAATTGACTATTTAATTCATTAAGAATATCTTTAACAATTGGGTCATTACTGTCATCATTTATAGAAGTTGATGAAGTTTTTAAAGGTATATTTTCCAAAGAAGTCATCATATTCATTTATAATATATATGAATGAATTATTAAAAAAAAGAGAAGAACTACGCAAACACCTTATTTAAAAATGAAGGTTCTTCTAATTGATTTTCTGCTTTTTCAAAACCTTCTTTAAATCCAACAGGATTTTCACTACATTCAACAGGTTTCATCTTATATTTATAACAAGTATCTTCTAATTTGAATATCTTTCCTTCAATGTCCTTATTATCTGGTGAAACATATATTACACAATTTTCCTTACAAACCCGCTTGAATATTAATGAAAACATTAAACCTAATATCACACTTACAAATATTTGACCCGTATTCGTATATAAAAGTCTATCTACAACTTTCCTTAAATCCATTTTACTAATTTAGGATAATTTAAATAATTGGTTGATTGACGGCTTCAGGACTACATTTAACCTCTTCAGCGATATATTTATAACAAAAATCGTTTTCATTCTTATAAATGATTTTATTGGAATTATAAGGTGTTGGATATTTAATAATTACTCTTTGTTTAGGAGATGATAAATAGACATATGTAAGACCTAAAAAGAATGCGATAAAAAATGCGATGAAATTGAATTTGAAAACTTTCTTTGACATATTATTTAATTTTTCTATAAATAATAGATAATTAAATAATGACTAATGTTTTGGGAAATATGTCATTTGGTAATACAAGTGAAAATAGAACGAATTTTGGTGATGAATTTAAAGACGGTGGAGCATTAACAAATAGTTTTAATAATGCTGATTATAATAAGGGGTTTTTGGATGTTTTTGGGGAATTGGGTAATTCATTTGTTCAAATTGGATTGGTATTATTTCAAATAATTCAAATGGTATTATTTCCTTTAATAAGTCTTATTCAAGTTATATTAGGTTTTATTCCTAATTTCATAATGCTTTTTTTCAATAGTATTACTTATATCTTTATGACAATTATGTTTTTTATTAAATCTATTGTGAATTATTTAATATTCATTCCTCAAATAATTATAAATATCATTAAGGTTTTTAATTTATTTGTTGAATATTCATTAAGATTGATTGGAATTTTTTTTGGAATATTAGGATGGTTTTTTGGTTTTGCTGAAAATGGTAATGAAGACGAATTATTCTAATTATTAATTCTTAAATCTTTCATTTCTAATTAAATGACAGGTATAAATATCATCAACAAGACTAATATCAGGTCTTTTTAAATTCTTGAAATTTTCGATATTTCCCAATTCTTTTAATTTCATAAATGTTGAATAAAAGTTTTTATAAACTTCATCATTCTCAATCCTCTTTTTCTCATATGTATTAAAAACATAATTCTTCTTCTCCAAATAAATATCTTGTTCCTTTCTTAATTTCTCCCGTCTGTCATTGATTTTCTTCAAAAAAGTTCTTTTATATTCATCATTTCTATCATTAACAGCCTTCGTTATTAACACACCCAAATTCATCTATTTATTATCTTTATTATTATTATTTATATTAATTTTACTATCATATGTATTTGGTTGAACCTTTTCAAACAATCCCTTATAAAATTCATCAAGTTTTTCCTTTGGACTTAACAAATCCTCATATTCATCTCTAGGAATATATTTAATAATAACTTGAGGTTCTGTCATTTTCTTATATTTAAATGAATAATAACCCTTAACAATCAAAATCATCCCCATAAATAATAATAATATCGCAATTGCTTTCATTATTTCCTATATATGAAATGGAGAATTTAGTTTAATAGTTTTCATCTATCTCACATAAAAATAATTAACTTATTTATCAATCTTCCTTAAGGTTCATTTCCTTTACCGCCTCACTAACATCATCTTCCTTAACCTCCTCCTTAACCTCCTCCTTAACCTCCTCCTTAACTTCTTCCTTAACTTCTTCCTTAACTTCTTCCTTAACTTCTTCCTTAACCTCTTCCTTAACCTCTTCCTTAACCTCCTCCTTAACTTCTTCCTTAACTTCTTCCTTAACTTCTTCCTTAACTTCTTCCTTAACTTCTTCCTTAACCTCTTCCTTAACTTCTTCCTTAACCTCTTCCTTAACCTCTTCCTTAACTTCTTCCTTAACTTCTTCCTTAACTTCTTCCTTAACTTCTTGATTTACAACATCCTTAACTTCCTCCATATTCTTCCTGATATTATATAAGAATAAATTATTCTTGAGGAACTTCTTGAGGAACTTCTTGAGAACTTTCTTCAAGCTTACGAGCAGACCAAGTATCTAGTTCTTGAAGATTTTCAGCTAAATCACTCGAAGGTTTTTGAGTGCTCGCGATGATATCATTACGACGTTTATCAAATACCTCATCTCTATCATTCATATTCTTCTTATATTGTTTCATAAGAGTATTTAGCTGAGTTTCAGCATATTCTTGATTTTCCAAATCATTGGGATTTGGCGAGAAAGGACACCAACAACCTACTTGACCAATAAAGATATCAAACTTATTATCAACTTTCTTAAGAAACTCACATCTATTCTTAGCTTCATCAATAGTATCAAAAACTCCACGAACTTTAATTCCACGAATACTGGTATTAAAATTATTCTCACGATGGAAATCAGCATCAATATCAGCGGAATTCACGGATTTAAAGAATTTATATTGGTCATTCATTTCCTTATTATCAAATAAATACGAATGATTATCACGAATTCCAGAAATAATATCCTTATCATCGGGATACTTATTCGCAAGATTGTTAAATAAAGTCTTCATATCCTTGCCAAAATTATCAATAAATCTTGAAAAATAATATGCCTCCTTATTCTTAAGAACATCTTCAGGACTTAGAAATGATAAGAGACAATAATTTTGATTTCTAATCGGTTTGTCCTCATCCAAGAAATCAACCTCCTTAGTAGATACCAGTGTCTCTTCAGCCATTCTTTCCTATAATTTAATAAATAATAAAAATCTTATATCTATTTTTTATTTTCTATTTATTAGATATAAGAATGAACGAGGCGACCTATACTTTTGATATTTGGGAGGCTGTCATAAGACTACTTAAATATTTAATTGAAGCAACCGTAGTAGCAATCATCGCTTATCTACTTCCCCAGAATAAACTTAAACCAAGCGAAATTGGTGTTATTGCTCTAACTGCTGCCGCCGTTTTCTCTATATTTGACCTCATTTCTCCTTCAATCTCCGCTGGTGCCCGTCAAGGTGTTGGTCTTGGTGCTGGTTTCCGCCTCGTTGGTTTTCCTGCTTAAATAATCTAAATAATTTTTATCTTATTTATAAAGAAGGAATAACTTTATAATTAAGTTCTTCACATATCTTTTTCCAAATCTGGTCTTGTGCGTATAATTTCTCCCTGCTCTTCAATAAGGGAAAGAATTTCAAATACTCATTCAATTCTAATATTTGAAAGAATTTATATAAAACATAACTATATGATAAGAAATTCTTTCTATCCTTAGGACAATGTTTAAGAAATGGTGCTTGAATATCTCTAAACATATTACATAATTTTTCCTCTAATTCCGCTGAAAATTGTGGAGTAGGAATTCCATTAATCCTATTAATGATATAATTAATATGTTCATAATATTTATTTATTCGCAGTCGTTTAAGAATTTCACGCATCTTATTATAAGTAATGTTCTTCGTATCACTAATCTTCTCCTTCTTAATCTCATTTAAAATTTTCTCAAAAACTTCATTAGGAATATCAGTGCTTTCCTTCCCTTGAACCTGATTACACCATTCGCGAAAATGATTAATCCTTTTATAACTGAAATGAGATGTATCCTTCGTATTTTGTTTTAATATTGGTCTATTTTGTTCTATTAATAATGGTTCTTGAAATCCACATAAATCACAAACCATTATTGCCTCTTGTTGAAGAATTGTTAGACAATTGGAACAATTTCTACAAATATCCCTAGGTTCATAATTAATTTTCTTGATATGATTACTATTCGTTAAAGATAAATATTCATCTACCAATGAACTCTTTTCGACAACTTCTTCTTCGTCATCATCCGGATTATTAAGATTATTTGATTTTTCAGGATTATCCTGATTAATATTAAATAAATCAATTATAGACTTGTTCTTATTCTTATGTTTATAAGTCTTAATATTTGATTGTTTGTCAATCATATCATAATAATTAAATAAAATATAACTGGTATTCTCATAATACTCAATTTCATTATAATTATTCAAATTCTTAATATCCTCCCGAAGTTTGATGATTTCCTCCTTAATCTTAATATTACTACTCCATAAATCATTGTAGTAATTATCAAACTCATTAATTTCTTTTAACTTATTATAATGAACGATTTGTCTATTAATATCATTAGATATATCCTCCAACTCCTTTATCCTCTTCAAGTTTTTTTTCTCCTCCTCAATTTTGAGAGAATAATCGTTAATAACCTTATTATGCATGGCGTCTAATGTTGATAAATCCTTATTCGTATGAAGCCGTTTTTTAGAAGTCTTATCCTTAAACATTATTTTATGTTTATTATCTATTATTAAATGTGTTTTAATATGTTTATATAGTTGAAATACAATTCTTTTTTTTTCTCCTATTATAGTATAAAGAATATAGCATAAATGGGTGGTGGTCTTCTTCAACTTGTCGCTTATGGAGCTCAAGATGTTTATTTAACTGGTAATCCACAAATTACTTTCTTCAAAGTTGTTTATCGTCGTCATACCAACTTCGCTATGGAAGCTATTCAACAAACTTTCTCTGGTTCTCCAGCTTTCGGCAATACCGTTTATTGTCAAATCTCTCGTAATGGTGATTTAATCCATCGCACCTATCTAGAAGCTACTCTTCCCGCTTGTAGCACAAATGATAAATATGTTAATTATGTTGGTCTCCGTCTCCTAAAATCAGTTTCTATTGAGATTGGTGGCCAACAAATTGATAAACATTATGCTGATTGGCTATATATTTGGAATGAACTTTCTCTTCCCCTCGGCAAACGTTCAGCATGGGAATTTATGGTAGGTGCTGATAATGATGTAACTAAAGGTGGTGCTAAACTTTTCATTCCCCTTGAATTCTGGTTCTGTCGCAATATCGGTCTCGCTCTTCCCCTCATCGCCCTCCAATATCACGAAGTCAAAATCAAGATTGAATTTGAAGGTGTGAATAATTGTATGTATAAGATTGGAAGCGATGCGACTGCCAATCAAACAGTTCCTCCCGATTCAGCATCAGCACTATCAGAAGTTAATCTATGGGTTGATTATATCTTCCTTGACACCGATGAACGTCGTAAATTCGCTCAACTTACCCACGAATATCTCATAGAACAACTTCAATTCACTGGTGCTGAAGCTATCAACGCTAATTCATCAACTCGAGTTAAACTAAACTTCAATCATCCTTGTAAGGAACTCGTATGGGTTGGCAAATATTCTACCAATACTAATGTTTCCCAATGGTATAATTATACCGTTCAAGCTGATGGCGCATTTAATAATGGAAGTGCTGCTATTGGTGGTTCTCAAGCATATGATAAAACTATTCACGCTTTCAGCGACCCTGATACTACTCCTGGCTTATCTACAACACTAACTAAGATTGTTTATAATGTAGAGCCTGGCTTTGTAGCTGGTGCCAAAAATCCATTTTCCAAATGTCTTCTTCAACTTAATGGAAATGACCGTTTTGCTGAACGTGATGGAACTTATTTCAATTACGTTCAACCTTATCAACATCATACTAATATTCCAGCAAATTGCGGAATTAACGTTTATTCATTCGCACTAAAACCTGAAGAACATCAACCATCTGGAACTCTTAATATGTCTCGTATTGATACTGCCGTTCTATCTGTCTTTAACTCATCAACGGTAGCAGGTAATATTAATATCTATGCCGTTAATTATAACGTTCTTCGTATTCTTTCTGGAATGGGTGGTCTCGCTTATTCCAATTAAATGATATACGTAATTATTGTTTTTTTTTCTCCTATTATAGTATAAAGAATATAGCATAAATGGGTGGTGGTCTTCTTCAACTTGTCGCTTATGGAGCTCAAGATGTTTATTTAACTGGTAATCCTCAAATTACTTTTTTCAAAGTAGCCTATCGTCGTCATACCAATTTCGCTATAGAAGCAATAGAACAAACTTTCAACGGTAATCCTACATTTGGCTCTCGCGTTACTTGTCAAATAACTCGTAATGGTGATTTAATCAATCGTGTATATCTTCGTGCTAAATTTACCAATGATAATGCTGTTACTAATTCTGCTACTAACCCTGATAATGGCGTTGCTCTAGTTCCTTATTTTGGACTTAAGCTTCTAAAAACAATTGAACTTGAAATTGGTGGTCAGCGTATAGACAAACATTATGCGGAATGGTTATATATATGGAATGAACTTTCGCTCCCTGCTGGAAAGCGTGATGGATATTATCTAATGGTTGGCGGTGATAGATATAATCATTCCATTTATCTCGGTGCTAAACAATCTTATTATGTTAATGTTCCTATTGAATTCTGGTTCTGTCGTAATGTAGGACTTGCTCTTCCTCTTATCGCCCTCCAATATCACGAAGTTAAAATCAATATCGAATTTGAAGAACGAGCAAATCTTGTTGATAATAGTGAAAATTTCTCTAATCGTGCCTTCTCTATGATTAATAAAGCTGGAGATGCACTTGTATCACCTACTCTTAATAATAGCGAACTTATTGGCGATGTTTCAAAAGTATCATTAAGCGATGTTTCTCTATGGGTTGATTATATTTTCCTTGATACTGATGAACGCCGAAGATTTGCTCAACTTACTCACGAATATCTCATAGAACAACTTCAATTTACCGGAAGTGATATGATTAATGCTGGTTCTAATTCTATGAAATCAATTCGTATGAATTTTAATCATCCTTGTAAAGAACTCGTATGGTATATTAAACCTAATAAAAACGCTGGAAATACTACTAAAAATCTTTATTGGACTAATTTCAGTTCTCGTGATAGTGATAATGATACTTTTATGGGAACTAATCCAACTACTTCTGCTAAAATCCAATTAAACGGAAATGATCGTTTTGCCGAGCGTGATGGTGAATATTTCTCACTCGTTCAACCTTATCAACATCACGAAAATACTCCTGATGTTTTCCATAAAGGAATAAATGTATATTCATTTGCTATTAAACCAGAAGAACAACAACCATCAGGAACTCTTAATATGTCTCGTATTGATACTGCTATTCTTTCAATTTCTTCATCTGTTTCTGGTAATATTTATATATATACTACTAATTATAATGTTCTTCGTATCCTTTCAGGTATGGGTGGTCTTGCTTATTCTAATTAAAACATTTAATAGATTTTTGATTTATAATATCGTCTTTCTTTTTTTCCATAGATTTATTAATTTTTAATAATTC